GGCCACGGCTGACGCTTCTGTAGGGGTTCCAGGCGCCGACCAAGGCCAACCACCAGGCCAGGGACAACCACCAGGGCAGCCACCAGGCCAAGGGCAGCCACAGGACAAGTCAGGCCCACCCAGCAACGCACCCGGTGGCATTGCCCCCGCGGGCGACAAAGCGAATTCGCCTGGCATGCAACCCGGTGAGGCCGGTGCGCCCAAGCACCCAAATCCGTTCGCCCCCAAGGCGTCCGGTGGGGACGCACAGCCCGGTGACAAGCCCGGCGCTGGTGCGAAGCCCGCACAGTTCGGGGCACCCGCACAAGGCGCCTCACCAGCCAAGCCCGCGCAACCCGCTGAGGCTGGCAACGACGACGACGGTCAGAAGGCCAAGCGCCCCAACCCGTTCGCCAAGTCGTGGCTCGCACGCTACCCAGCAGCACTGCACGACACGCTCACGACGATGCGCAAATCGTGTGCGTACCCTGACTCGGGGAGCGTTGATCAGATCCTGGGATGGGCCGAGCAGTTTGCGGCCTACCCCGCGTTACGCACTCGTGCGCTGCAAGCGCTGCGAGATAAAATCGCGATGGAGCGCAGGCACTCGGCTGAGCGCACGGGCTTGCCCACGTACAGCGAGACTCGCGACCTGTCTCGCGACGCACGCGAAGCCGCTGAATCGCAAGGTGACGCGTTAGCTACGCGGCAATCCGCTGAGTTCCGCGCCATGATTCAACAACGCGAGGATCTCGTCATTGAGTTGGTGGACGCCAAGATTGCCGAAGCACGAGCCAAGGTGAAGAAGGCGCGTGAGCCCGCTGCAGATCTCGAGAAGTCACAAGCCCGGCCCACTGTGCAAGCCAAGGCGCAAGTCATGGTCATGCGTAAGGGACGCCAAACCATTCGCGTCGACGGGGGGGACGAGGATGAGATCCTCAAATCGATCGAAGCCGGTACGACTGTGCTCGGTGCGGGCGCTGACTCTATTCGCACTGACGGGCGTAACCGCTTGCTTGGTGTGCGGGGTACGCGCCTCGAAAAGGGCACAATCTACGAAGGGGAGCACAACACGCAGGGCAGCCGCGCTGGTGACCTGCGTGAAGTGTTTGCGCGCACTGTTGAGTACGCGCACGTCCAGCAGGACGACCCAGCAGGGGCCAGCGGAAACGGTGGGCTCGCCGAGTGGTGGAAAGACGTTCACGATCCGAAGGATCCAATGCACACGTCGCCCACCAACCTGAACGACGCGGGCAAGGTGACGAAGTCGCAAAGCGTGCGAGTTATCGAAGACGGCACCCCGTACGGACGGGCGCAGTTCACACGCACGCAAGAGCACGCGAGTTCTATTCGGATGCTCGCGCAAGGCGGGCAACGAGATCTAGTCAACGGTCGACGCTAAGCTGCACACATGCCTAACCGAACGGAGATCAATACAGCGTGGGGCGCCCTTATGGACGCGGGCCAAAGCTTGCTCAAAGCCGAAGAGAATTTAGAGGCGGATCCCTCGCTGGAAACGGACGGTTCGGATAGTGCTGTAAATCAAGTGGAGAGCACTCAGGGGGTGTCGGTGTCATTGCCGCCAGCGCCTCCTGACAACGACCCTCGGTCGCTGCTGTTTGATCCGTTTGCTCTGATCGATCAGCTCGGTTACCGTGACCGCCCTTCGGGCCTCACGTACAACACGCTACGCGATATGAGCAAGCGCGTGCCGACCGTAACCGGCATTGTGCAGACTCGCATTACGCAAGCTGCGAACTACGCCCAACGGCAGCTGGATCTACGTGAGCCGGGGTTTGCCGTTGGTATGCGTGACACCAAGGCGCACCCCACGCATCAAGAGAAGATCCGGATGCGCCAGCTAGAAGACTGGCTCTTGGGGACTGGCAGCCGCTGGACGCCAGGGCGCGACGACTTCAAAGCGTTCTTGCGTAAGATCGTTCGAGACTCGCTTGATCTAGACCAATGCTGTTTCGAGATCGTGCGTAACCGACGAGACGAGCCTGCCGAGTTCTACGCGCTTGACGCTGCTACGATTCGCATTGCTGACGCGCCGCCAAGCGTAAGCGCCTCACGCGATGTAAATCAAGTCAGCTACGTACAGGTGTACGATGAGATCATCATTGCTGAGTACGCCGCACACGAGCTGTGTTTCGGCGTGCGCAATCCGCGTTCCGATATCCGTGCCAACGGTTACGGGTTCTCTGAGCTGGAGATGCTGATCAACACGGTGACAGCTACGTTGTGGGCCTTCGAGTTCAACAAGCGGGCGTTCTCTCAAGGCTCGCAAGTAAACGGAGTCATGAACTTCAAAGGCGGCGTGTCCGACAAAAAGGTGGATGCCTTCCGACGCCAGTGGAAGCAGATGATCGCGGGTGTGAACAACTCGCACCGCGTACCCATGACCAACGTCGACGAGCTGCAATGGATCGACTTTGGCAAAAACAACCGCGACATGGAGTACAACGCATGGATGGACTGGCTGATCAAAGTGACGTGCGCTGTGTACCAGTTCGACCCAGCCGAGATCAACTTCGTTTACGGCAACGCTGGGCAGAGTTCCGCGATGTTCCAGGCGCCAGCCGAAGCGAAGCTACAGAGCAGCAAAGACCGCGGCTTGCGTCCGTTGCTCAAAGATATCGCGAACTGGATCAACATGTATTTGATCTGGCCTTTAGATCCGCACATGGAATTCGCGTTTCGAGGCATGGACACGAAGACCAGCAAGGACGCGATCGAGCAACAAAAGCTTGAAGGCGAATTCAAGAAGACTGTTGACGAGCTACGCGCAGAAGACGATCTCGATCCGCTTCCGGACGGCAAAGGCCAAGTGATCCTGAACACGGTGTGGCTGCAGAACGCGCAAGCGCTACAGCAAGCTCCACCCGCGCAGCCGGGGGCGGACGTGCCACCAGGCCAAGAGCAAGGCACGAACGAAGCGCCTCCTGTGAGCGCTGAGGAAGACGTCACGAATTTGATGGACGATCAACCAGGCGAGGGCCCGGACGATCAAGATTCAGATAGTCAGTTCGCTGATGCGTTTCCAGACTCTGCGGAGAAGGCGCTACGCAGGCCTGACGAGTTACGCAAAGGCGGGCCACGCAAAGCCCGCGTTCGCGTGTACGATATCGAACTTTAACCACGTGGGAGATCCCGATCATGAGCGTACGCATTCGCCAGCAAGTCATTCTCGTTTCGTCGAACGACACGAACGAAGCAAACTGCACATTCAAGCGCGACGACAAAGCGCTGACGTCGCAGGTCGAGACGTTCGACACAGAGCAATCAGGGGAGCCGATCCTAACGGCATCGGAAGCGAATTACGTATTGCCAATGGGCAAGGTCGTAACCGGGCAATTGCTGTATATCGAAAGCATTCGCCAACTAAGCGTAAAGTTGAACGGTGAGGCCACGGGTCACCCCATCGGGCCACCTGCTACGGGCACCAAAGGCAAACTCTTCTTACGCGGGACATTCACGAGCGTATCAATCTCGAATCTCGATGTTTTGAACGAGGCTGAGGTTAGCTACCTGATCGCGGGCGCGAAGTCGTGAAATTACGCATCGTCGAGGAACACCCCGGCGAGGTACGCGAACGCGCTGAAGACGTTGTTCGCGTAATTGAGAAACTCGCGGGACGGTCGTTACTCAGGAAGTCCGATCCCGCGCCTGCGCTACCCACGTTGCCGTCGGGCAAATACCAGTTTACGTACGCCGCACTAGACGAGGGGATTGCCAAGGCGCGTACTCACCACGTCGAATCCGTACGCGCGCACATGAACGCTAAGATCACGGCAATCCTTTCCGCATCGTAATCCCATGGTCCTCACCCCTGAGCAGATCGAAGCACTCATGCAAGTCGTTCGCGATGGCAGCACAGCTATCGCGATACGCACGATGGGGCACGTTGTTACGCACGCAGAGTTCTATCGCCTGAAGGCGGCTGGGTACTTACCCGAAGACCTGCAGCTCGAAGATCTGATCACCCAGTCGTTCGAGCTTGGGCGCCACGTACAGCGTAATCCCAAAGCACGCGACTGGCATTACGCAGAGCTGGGTGCAGCTATCAAGCGCAACCCGATTCCGTTGTCAGTGCCTGAGCGTAATGCAGTCGATCTCGCTAAGCGCAGAGCAGGTCAGTTTTGCGTAGGCCTCGGCAATACGTACAGCTCTGAGCTTGGCCGCGTAATCGTAGACGCTGACCAAGCGTTAGCCGAGCGTACTCGGGAAGCGATCCGCAATCAGACGAGTGAAGCGCTTGAACGCAGAGAAACCGTAAAGCAGCTGAAAACCAGGTTAGGCACCGTTACGCAAGACTGGTCACGCGACTGGGATCGCATTGCCATTACGGAGACACACCAAGCCCACCAAGAAGGCATGGTTTCCGCGATTGTGGACGCCCACGGTGATGATGCTCTGATGGCCAAGATCTGCGAGCCGAACGCGTGCGAAGCGTGCCGCGAGCTATTCACCGAGGGCGGCACACCGCTGGTTCGTCATGTGTCGTGGTTCCAGGCCAACGGCACAACGAACGTAGGCCGTAAGCGCCCCGACTGGAAGGCCGTAATCGGTGCAGTCCATCCGCACTGTTTCCCTTCTAGCCAGCGAGTGTTAACCGCACGTGGTGAGATCCCAATCGACGAAGTGATCGTAGGTGATCTCGTAATCACACATATGGGGCGCTGGCGCCGCGTAACCCACCGCTTCAAGCATTACGTGGCAGAGCCCTTGATACGCTTCGCAACGACCAGTGGGCGGTGCGCTGTGTCCACGGCGAATCACCCCTGGCTTGTAGGCGCTGACGCGTGGCTACCCGCCGAAGCGGTTCGCAATGGTGATCACCTGACCGAAGTCACGCTCACGCAAGCGTATGACGGTCCAGCCTTCCCCCTCAAGGAAAGCGGTCTTGCGCGCATCCTGCAGGGCTTTGCGCGGGGTGGTGTGCCAATTACCGCCATCTACCTCGACGGCGAGCTTTTTAGGCCAGTACACCAGATCGACCAGGAAGCGCCCAACGATGACGTTCAGTTCGACGGCCAACCCGCAAGCGATAAACTGATCGCGAAACCTGATCTCCAAGTTCGAAAGGGCGCGGCCCTCAGTACGCTGCAAGCGCTTGATGACTGCAGCGTCACTCATGACTTGGCCTCTACGTGCTTCGTGAGCCCGCGCAACGAGGCGCTTACGCTCGTCGGGGGGCGTGAACTTCATGCGGATCTGCAGCGCTTCGCTGCGGCTGCGCTGCGTGATCCCAGCCTCTTGGAGGCACTTGACTACGGTCCCACGTGCGATTCGCAATTGCCTCGCCACGTGCAGTATGGAGAGATTGTTGCGGAGGTGCAGGCGCTTGATGACACCCAAGAGGTGATCGACTTTGGTCGGCATCCCGCAGTGATAAGCAGCCGGTGTGCCATTGTCAATGCGACTGCGAGCGTGCCCTTCGCAGGATACGTGTACAACCTGGGTGTAGACGAGGATCATAGCTTCGTCGTTGAGGGCTTGGTAACGCACAACTGCCGGTGCCAGACAGTACGCGTACCAGCGGGCTGGGCCTTTAACGCCGACTGGGAATTGGTGCCCGGGGGTGATCTCGCAAAGTCATTACGCAAGGCCGCGGGTCCGTTCATTGGGCCTCGCGGG